TGATAGAGAACGACGTTGCCGTGACCCCCGTGACTTGCTGGGAACCGTTGTAGGGGCCGATATCGCCAATATTGACGTATTCACCAGTATTTACATATTGGTTGGGGGGGTAATTGGAGTTAACTTCAAAAGTTGCCGTTGCCGTTGTGCTGGAATAAGCAGTAATAGGCAAAAACCACGAACCACCCTCAAACGCACCGCTATTTTGTGATTGTCCAACCACGCCAGAGTAAAGAGTTGAACCAACATACCCATTTATTTGCGTTCCACCACCAGATAGACCAGTTAATGTAGTGCTAGATGTCACCAATGCGCCTTGGTCGCCGCCAGCCGCCCCTCCTCCACCCGTGCCGTTTGATGTAACACGCTGTGCAGTACCGCCCGTTCCCGGTTTCATTAGATTGTTGCTGTGATTCCACCAAGTAAAAGTATTTGTTGATGTGGCAACCGCTACCCCTAAGCCGCTAGCGGTGGTCAAACCGCTAGGGATTGCGGAGGCAACACTAGATGTTGCTGAATAACCCGTCGGGGTTTTGCCGATTACATTAGAGCCAATCAAAACTAAAGTACTCCCAACAGCGAATGCACTTGGCGAGCCAGTAATGACCAAACTAGCGTTAGAGCCAATGGGCCAAACGGCAGAGGGCGAACCAAGTAGTGAAATGCTTGTCCTACTGGCAGAACACGCAGAGCCGGTAATCGCCACCAATCCAAAACTGTTTCCACTAGCGGTAAAACCACTTGCGCTTGTTGCGGATACATACATAAGATTTGTATTGCCGTAGCCTTGATAAACGGTGGCTGACCCCGTTGTTTTTCCCTGTGCCGAGAACGTTCCTGATGAACCAAGAATGGTGAAGTTTCCAGCCGCACCCGTAGCGACGGTGCGGACAAAGCCTGTTATGTTGAACTGCGCCGTTGGGCTACCCGTGATGGTGAATAACTGCCCAGTCCAACCCGTTGCGCTTGCCGGAACATTGAAGTAGTAGGTAGCGGTTGTTGCAGTCGCAGAGCAGGCGGTGACGGTAGCAAGGCTTGTAACACCCGTGATGTTTACCAACTGACCAACCACAAAGTTATGCGAAAAACCGTTGTAGGTCACATTCAGAGAGCCGCTGGTGGTGGAAATAGAGGCTGACGAACCGGCAAACGCCACGTCTGTCAAATTGGAAATGGTTACGCTGTCGACGGGATAAACACCCGACGCACCATTGGTCACGGTTACGGTTGTATTACTTCCGTCTGTATTGGAAATGGAAGTGACAGGCCCAGCCGTTGAAGTTTGGTTGATTCCCGTCAGGTTGATAATTTCGCCAACTTGGAATCCGTGACCAGATGCGGTTATTACATTGGTGTATTCACTGGTGGCGAAGATGGTTATGGGTGGGGAAATTGTGGCAGTAACACCACTTGCCATACTGGTAAGGGAAACCGCCCCTTCAAAAACATTGTGAGAATTGCCCCCTTGACCCGTATAGCCACCTGCGCCACCGCCTCCGCCCGCCCCCGCTCCACCATATCCGCCACCTGTAGCACCAGATGAAATACCCAATGGTGGTGAAATCGTGTACGTTCCGCCGCTGACCTGAACATACGACGAGGAAGTTGCGGTCTGACCAACACCACCACCAGCAGTTATGTAAGCGGTTCCTGAATATCCAAAAGATGTGTTTCCACCAGCAGTCCCAGATGTGTAAACATAAGTCGGGGTTTTGCCAGATGCCGTATTTGTAATGTTTCCACCGCCGCCGCCGCCCCCGATAGCCAGAACACTGATGTTGTAGACATTGGGCGGACAAGTCCACGTCGTCATAGGTGAAACGGTTGCCTGATAACCAGCACCCTGACTTATGGAATAATTACCCGTTGCTGTGCTGGAAACCGTGAAGGACGTTGGCGTTGTTGAGGCAACCGTGTATGAGCCGTTAAACAACGGTGCATTGGCGACAGTGACCGTGACGGGCGATGCAATAGTGTTTAAGTAGTGAAATCCTGCGGTTTGGAACGTAATTGCCGACCCCGTTCCCGAAGCGGCTGTGGCACACGAAACGGCATAAATCACCGCCGTTGCATTGGTCGCTTGTAGTAGGTCAAACTGACCTTCTCCACGAACCGAGGCACCTGCGAGCGAACTAGCGATAGGCATGGTTAGAACTTAGTCTGTGAGGCGAATACCGTGTAGGTGGAAGCGGCTGTCTGAATCACAGTGATGGTGTAAGCGTCGTAAAAACTTGCGTCAGCAGTTGATGGGTAGGTTGCCCCCGTTCCCTGCCAACGGAGGGTGGCTGGCGCAGAGCCGTTGATGGTGATTGCCGTTGGGGCATAAGCCGTTGCGCCGTTAAGAACCATAAATGCCACCGTTGCGGATTGACCCGTCGTGAGGGGGGAAGCCGTGGTGGAAACGTTGAGGGTAAATGCCCCACTTGCGCTTGCCGTGTAAAGGATAACGCTTGATGTTCCGAGTGTTGCTGTTCCGGTAGCACCTGCCGTTAAGCCCGTGCCGACAATGGTCACGTTTTCTAGCGGTGAGTTGAGCAGTGGGTTGTTGAGGATTGGGCTGGTGAGGGTCAGACCCGAAACTGCGGTAGCCGTTCCACCAAGACCAATGCTGGTAGAGCCGACTGTGACCGCCGAAGCGGCGAGTGCGCTGGCTGGTATTCCACTAAACGTATTCGCCGTGCCAGAAAGGGTAAGACCCGTAATGGCGGTGGCGGTTGAGCCTAGTGAAATAGTTGTAGAGCCGACGGTTACCTGTGGGTTGGCAATGTATGTATTGGAAATCGCTGTAGCGTTCCACGTTCCAGCCGTCACTGTTCCAACAGTCGCTATTGACGACGAACCTGCCGATGGTGAAGCCCCCAGTGCCGTGAGTGCGCCAGAGGCACTAGTAGCACTTGTTCCACCAGCGGCAATGGGGAGTGTTCCGGCAGTTAGGGCAGAAGCGGATGTGGAATACAAGGCGTTGTTTGACGCAGTAAATCCAGACAATCCAGTTCCACCATTGGCGACGGCAACAACTCCGACAAGGTGGTCGGCTCCGTTGGCAGTAGTCATATACCACTGCCCACCGCCGTAGTTGATGAATGAGTAAGCCTCATTGGGATTGACGGTGTAGTTGGTGACACCCGTTCCGCTACCGAGGGGAATCATCGAGTTGCTTCCAAAGCCAAGCGTCACATTGTTGGTTGAGCGATTGATGAACGACCACATAGCACCGTCTTGCGGATTTGAGGGTGCTGAAATCGTTTGACCCGTGCTACTTCCCGTGAAAATTGTAACTTCATTCACCTTTGCCGTGGCCGACGAGGAACGAAGGACTAGGTGATTGGAAATCGTAGACCACCAAGTACCGGGACTACCGGCAACCGTACAAACCCAAATGGTTGCCGTCTGGTCAATAACAAAGTCACCAACTTGAAAAGTTCCCGAAACAGGCGCACCGTTGGCGGTTCCACCCACATAACGGGTAGCGGTAGTAGCACCCGTCAAGCCCGTTGCGTTGTATGAGGGGGCGGACAGGTTTCCACCAGAATCAACTTTGGCGAGAATTGCAGAGGCACTGCTTTGCCATTCGGTTAGGTCTGCTGTCTGAGAAACCGCACCACGCACAACCATTGGGATTGAGCCAGAAGCAGTGGTGGAAACTATTGCGTTTGTTGCGGTTGGCGAAGTAAGTGTCAGGCCAGAAACAGCAGTTGCCGTAGAGCCGAGAGAAATGCTGGTTGACCCCACCGTGACGGCTGAGTTGGCAAGATAAGCGTTGGTGATGGGCGTGGCGTTCCACACACCTGCGGTAACGGTTCCAACGGTAGCGATAGAAGTCGCACCAGTCTTCGGCGCATAGGTGGTGGAAAGAGTAGAGACAACGCTAGACAGACCGGCGAAATACGTTCCACCCAACATTGGAAAGCAATTGTTGTTGGCAGACGAGCCAGCCGAGTGTGCTGAAATCGTTGTGCCATCCCAACCACGCCCGTCAAGAACGCCGTCAGTCCAAACCGTGACTACACCTGTTCCCGTAACTAGCGACGAGCAAAGGATGTGTTCTTCGGTGGAAAGTCCAAAATCAACGGCAACGACGAATAATCCCGTTGTGCCAAGTGGATTGGCGGTTATTTGACCGTTTATGCCCACTTCTAGCCACGTCGGAATGCTGTTCAGCGTGAATGTCTGACCCGACGAATACGAGCCAGCCAATGAACCCGTCAAATAAGTTGGTAACGCCTCGCCCGAAACAGATATTGCGGCAGTGGGGAGGGGATACGCCATGCCGTTAGTTTAGGCTACGAACGGGCGATTTCACTAGCCCTTACAAGAGCAGTTGCCACCACACTTGGGCTTGTTAGCCTCTGAATCGTAAAGAACCTTGGTAATAACGATTTGGTTTGCCAAGTCAAGGAGACTGTCCTCAACGCCCTCGTGGTTCATTTTCTTTCCACCAAAGAAGTTGGTCAAGCGTTGCACCTTTTCTAAAGCACGAACAAAGCACGACTTCCACGCTGGAACACCAATGGATTCGGCGGCTCGGTAGTTGGCGTACACGTCTGCGCCCGTTCCGTAGTCGCTGGACTTAGAAATGTGAATAGCCAACATTTCAGCAAGAACCTTGCGGAAACGGGGGTCGCCACCATCGGGGAATTCCTTATCGGAAATCCGGCTACCAAGAAACGTGGGGGTGAAATCCATACTCACGTTGTCGGGATACGAGACATGAACCGACACACCGTTCATAACGAAATACTTAGTAGTCATCTTGGGCTTCTCTCTGATGCACTTTTCCTCTGCTACCAACAGTGCATCAATACGAGCATAGTCATTGTGGTAGGTGGAATCCAGGTTTCCCAGTCCTTTGCCGAGACTACTCATTGTTCTTTTCCTTTTCTTTATCCACAAGCCTGTGGATATCGTGTGCCAACTTACGAAGTTCGTGCATTTCGTGTCGGACTTCTCGGATTATTTCACTACTGTTTTTGGAAATCGTCAGGTGGCTAAGTGCTTGTTCGGCGGCGATGGCATCGGCTCTTTTGGCGGCAATAAGCAGGATAGCACCCTGTAGTCCAGCGAGCATTGAGAGAAACAGGTTCAGCAGGATGTATGGATAGGGGTCAAAGCCGTGATTTCGTAGCCACAGGCTGTTGATAACTGCCCAAACACCCATAAAACCGAGGAAGGTGATAACAAAGCCCCACGAACCCATACGGTTTCGCACGCTGTCGGCTGCTTTTTCACCACGGGATAGTTCCCCACCTGTGCGAACGCCGGGTAGCGGTGTCCAAGGGTTATTGGGGTCAAACCAGTGTTCGTCGTCGTCTGTCCAAGAAATATCTGCCATAACAGACAAAGGCTACTTTACAAAACTTGTAAATCACCCCAACCACGAACGCCGTAGTCAAGACCAATGCCGATTGTAATCATTCCAGCAGGACTGTTCTTGCCCGTGCCCGAAGTGAACCAGTTAGAGCCACCGTCCATAGCCGGACTTTGGAAAACGGTTCTACCAGATTCTTCCGAGCAAATAAAGTGGTGCAAATGCCCTGAAAATAAAATGGCGCATTGGGATACGGGTGTGCGACCCATTACTTGGCCCGTGAGCCAGCCTTCCAATTTGGCTTGCGACTTTCCACCTTTGGCGCACTGATGCCCGTGAATAAACGACACGGGAACACCACAGATGTTGAGGGTCATAGAAAGGTCGTCACTATTGAGGATTGCGTCAAAGTCGGGAACTGATACTTGTTTGTAGCGTTCGGGGTTAGCGTTTAGGATTTCACCTAACTGCTCAAAGACCGCCAAATCATCATTATCCAACCACGTCGTATATGCTTTTCCAGCACTGTTGCGATTTTCCCCGTGGTTTCCGGGAACAGCACCAAGAACGATGGGGATATCAAAGTTGTCCACCAGCAAGTCAACCAGTTTCAGCAACAAACGACGAACTGTCCGCATTTGCGAACGCCTGTCCATGTCGGTATTGGCGGTCTGCATTGCATAGTGTCCAGAACATTGTTCTATAAGGTCGCCCAAACCCACAATGTAAATAACACTTGGGGTGCGACCAGATTTCACTAGTTCACGAATGCGGAATTGGATTTCGTCAAACGCCGCCAAAATGCGCTCGGTTGTGGCTTCGGAACCGCCACCCTCATTTTTGCCCATCTGCCAATCGCTAATGACCGCTAGGAACGCCCTATTTTCGTTTCCAGCAGGTTCTCTACGCTTAGGGGTCTTGTGCCCCACCACAGCCTTACAAAGAGCCTCTACGTCGGCTCTGTCGTCGCTGGTGGAACGTGAGCGTATCTGCGCTCGGTAATACTTCATCCGACGGATATCACCGTTGCCTGCGTTGGTATCCCAAGCACGAATATGGACTGAACCCTCTACGATTTCAGTAAGTTCGGGGTTTAGACCCCAGTCTTGTATTACATCAGCCCAGATGCCCTCATCGGGTTCGCCCTCCATAGGCGGTGCGTCAATGAAGCCCTTTTTACCATCCCACTTGATTTGTAGTTCACTCCCCTTGTGGATGGCGTGAGTACGCTTTTCGGGTAGGGATTTTCCAGCATCACGCAAGGTCACGGTAGGTGCCTTTCATTTTGGTTTCGTCGGGGCAACAGCACTGACCGTCAAGGTGACGTTTGAGGGTTTTTTCGTTTAATTGTTTGCCGTCGGCTTTCACCACACGGGAAATCCAACCGGCAGGCTTACGGTCTTGTATCCACTCGGTAATACAAGCAAGGTCATCTTTTTCTAAGCCGTCAAGAAAGGCGACAACTTTACAGCAGACGGTCTGTTCTAAACGCTGTTGCGTTTGCCGTAATGACATACGCAAAGCATACATCACTACGCCGTAGCGGTGGTGGAATACTTTTACGCCTTCGGGGCGGTCTTTTTGGCAGGAGCCTTTTTCGCCACAGGCTTCTTGGCTACAGCCTTCTTGACTGGCTCGTGCGTTTCGTCAGTTTCCACCACTTCTGGTACTTCAAAAACTTCCGGCTCAAATGCGGACTTGTGGGGGTTTTCCACCAGTTCAATCATTCCACGCTCCAAAATAAGGCGCAGTCCGTCGTCCTCGTGATTGTAGGGGGCGACATCACCAACCTGCATATTCGCCAGTTCAGGGTCAACAAATTCAATCGGGGTAAGGGCACGAAAGTGTGTGGTCATAGGGTTTAGCGTATCACACATTGAAAAGCAAAATCCCCCCCAACCCGAAGGTCAAGGGGGATTTCACTAGAGCCGCTAGGCGACTTCTGGCTTAGATAATGTTCGTCCAGAAGTAACCCAAGTCGGAGGCGACGACCTTGTTGTCAAAGGCGATTTCACCCTCAACACGGTCAGCCTTCAACTCTTCCATACGGAAGCGTGAGACACCAACGGTGGTTCCAAGACCGCCCGATACACCCGTCCACATGAACGTGTAGCCAGCCGAAGGGGTCATAAGACCTGGGTTCGGGGCGGTGTAGCAAAGCAGACAGTTGTTTCCAATGGTGAACTGGTAGTTGCTTGCGGAAACGTTGGCGGGGAGAACACCTGCGGTGGTCTGACCCTGCTCCTGAGCCGTGTTGACAACTGCCTTCGCAACGAGAACACGGTCAACACCGAAGAGTTGCGCCAGCAAGTCCTCAGTGACGATTGCGCCAGCCTGCGTGTACTTGTAGCGGTCAACGAGCAGTGGGTGGTTCTTGAGGGTCTGGAAGACCTTGTATCCAAGAACCAGCGTGTTTGGCTCGTAGCCCGTGGTCTGCAAGACGTAAGCCTTAGCAAGTTCAACGTCCGTGATGGGGTTGGAGTTGTAAGACGTTGCGCCAACGTAGTCCGACCACTTGTAGGTCGAAGTACCGGCAACAGGGCTAGAGGCAACGCCCGTGATGTTGGTGCCCCAAACGGAACCCTGGAAGTAGTCCGTCGACCACTGAACTTCACGACGAAGGAGCAAACGCTGAGTAACAAACTGCGTCGCTTCCATGTCGGGGTTCAGGGGGTTGTCGGCGTTAGCACGAGTCTGGTCACCAATGTCCTTGTGGAAGGCGAAAACGTCTGCCATGTAGGTGTCGGTGGTCAGTCCGTAGCCTGAACCTGCTGAAGCAGTGCCGTCTGCACGACGCTGCGCCTCGTCACGGAACCAGTCGTCCTTGGTGTACTTGAAGTAAAGGTTCGACTTCTTGTCCACTGGGATGACGGGGAAAACCTTGTCCGCAATGAAGTTGTTAGTGTTCTGCAAGTAAGCAACGCTGATGTTGGTCAGAATTGCGTCGATGTGAACTTGTGAAACTGATGGCTGTGGCATTTTTCAGTCCTTTCTGACTAGTAACCACGCACTGCGTTGTGACACGCAAGCGCAACAGTAATGATGTCACCAGAAATACCAGCCGAAAGGGCTGTTCCGACGACGTATTGACCAGTAATGGCGGCGAATGCCGACACGACCGTGCTGAAGGTGTAAGCCGTAGCGTTACCCGAAGCGTCAATGGTAACGGGGTTACCCGGCAGGATGGTGCCACCGGCACGCATCTTGGTCACACCGGAAACGGTGATTTCCGCCTCAGAAATGCCTTCAAGGTTGCCGTTTGCGTCGTACCAAGCGTAAGGCTGGTTCTGCAACACACCGACAGGACGCTGCGTAGAGGCAGTGACCGAAGCCGACGTGCTGAACGACTCGTTGGTTCCCGTGACCAAACGGACAAGTCCGTTGGCGGTTGAGGGGTTACCCGTTGCCGTGCTTTGAAGGGTTGCGGTTAACGTCCAAGCGGAAGCACTACCACCAGTAGCGGTGATGTAGAACTGACCGTTGTAGACCGCAGGCGCAAAACCTTCGGTGTTGACAACCTGACCGACGGCAATGGGGTTAGCCGTTGCGGTGACTGCGGTGGGCAAGGTGATGGTAACCGAAGCACCACTGTTAGCCGAAACCGAAGTCGCCGCAGAGAACACCAAAGGTGACTGTGCGGGGCCAGTGGTCAAGACCTGTGCGGTGAATGGAATACCGGCTGCGACACGCTGACCAGCAATGGCGGTAACACCCGACACGTCTGGGATAAGCGTAATCTTTACGGCATAAGGATTCTGTTCGTAAGCCATGACTTATCGACCCTTCTCGTTCAAGTAAGCGGTGTAAAGGTCGGGGTTCGACTGAGCCACTGCCATGAGAGCAGACTCGAAAGATGGTGCGGTGCCAGAGGCAACAGCCGCCTTAGCAAGCGACTCCATCTTTGAGAAAGCGTCGTCAGCGGCAACAGGTGCGTCAGTTCCGACTTCGGTGAAGACCACGTTGGATTCGAGCAGTGCGTTTGCGCTGTCAAGAGCCTTTACGATTTCACCGGCAAGCGTTCCGTCGATCTCTGAAAGACGACGAAGTGCTGGGCCGACAATCGTCGGGTCAATGTTTAGGTGTGACCACTCAGCAGCCTTCAAAACGGCGGCCTCGTCAGCACGGGCTTCACGCTCGGCAACAAGGGCGGCCTCAGAAGCGGCTGCCTTGCGAAGAGCCAACTCGGCGGTAGCGGCGCTGTCATCCAACATCTTGCGGATTTGAGCAGGCATAGCCTTGATGATTTCTTCGTTAGTGGCTTCCCCAGGAATTACTACGACTTCAGTTGCGTCGCTCATAAGTTTGTCCTCCTGTGGACTTTGGGTTTTCACTACATCGTCTGATGCAGTGTTGGGTACTTCCAAGTTGCCTTCAACGGGCAACTCACTTATTACGATTTCCGGCTCAATCACCACAGCATCGTCGTCGCTCTTGGCAACGGGTTCGGCGGTAGGGGCTTCGCTGGAAGGTCGCAGTTCGTCAAGAACGGCGGTTAGTTCAGAAGTAGCGTCAGCAGATTTCATGATGACCCAGCCTTCGGTAAGGTGCGCCGGGTGGTCAACACCCGACGTTTCCTTGATGCTAAGTTTCACTAACTTTCGTGCCACTTGCTACTTCCTAATCGACTTTGCCTATGCGAATGCACAGGTCTTGACAGAAAGAACAATAGAGGGTGTTTTCTATTTGTCAAGAGTTGAATTGGAAACGGGGTCTAAATGCCCCTAGAAGGGATATTCGTCGTCTTGGCTAAACAAGGGGCAGATGTTCTTAAACGAACACCACTTGTCGCACAGGTTGTTCTTGACAGGGGGGAAGTAGCCCTGCTCAAACCAGTTCTCAATCTTGCCCCACGCCTCACGGACACGCTTTTCAGCGTAGATAACGTCAGCGTCGGTCACTTCTATGGTCAGGGTCTTGCCGAACTGAACGTAGAGTAGGCGTATTTTGGTCGGGCGTTCACCTAAGTGCTTCTCGCACAGGTAGGCGTAAATCTTGGCTGGCAGGGTCGCTGATGCCTTGTATTTCTCTTGTGGCACTTTGCCGGTCTTGTAGTCCACAATCACCAAAGAACCGTCGGGGTCACGGTCTAGGCGGTCAAGGATGCCACGCAGGGTGTATCCGCCCATATCCACGTCCATCTTGATTTCTATGCCCTCGCTGGTGATTTCTGTGGGGCTTTCCATTGTGAAGTAGGTGCGTATGTATTTGGCTAAGTCTGCGACGAGCGACTGACGACCGGCCGTATCCAATTCCATTTCAGCGCAGATTTCGGGGCTGAGTAGGTCGGGCAACAGTTCACGCATGATTTCCATAGTCAGTTCAGGCGTGCGGTCTTGTGGTGTTTCCGTAGTCCGCAGAAACAACTCTTCCAAGATGGCGTGGAACACCGTGCCCCGATAGGTCGCCATTTTCTTGACTTCAGGCAGACGCTCAATGGTGGTGTATTGGTATTGACGTGGGCAAGTCTCAATCTGGTTCACACGGCTTGGCGAAACACCATAGGGCTTTTCGCCCAAGAACACAGATTGGGCATTGGTCATTGACCCACCCTAGTTGGTTGGTGCGACACAAGTCAAGCACTCCCCCAGAAATCCTTACCATTGCTGGTGATTTGGGGGTTCTCAAAAAACTTTGCGAATTGACTTGCTTTTGTCACACCAATACTGTATGCTGGTTTAGTAGTCGTAGTTGGGCTATGTAGTATCCGATAGGTGTGGGATTTGCCCTAAGGCTTAGTCTGTTCTAAGGCAGACGGCGAGGGGGAACTTACTACTTAGAGGGGTGGTTCCTATTTGCGTCACGCACCACAGGGTTAGTGAGAGCAGGATGTGTCTCGGCAGGGATACAGACTGACTACTAATTGCTGGTCGCTGGAACACTTGGGGGCAAGTCGCCAGACCTATCGGGTACTACGAAAAAGCCTGACCCGTGAAAGAGGGGATGGCAAGCCTGAAGGTGTCGCTCTAGAAGCCGAGCCGTGAGACACACGGTAAGTCGGTGCTAATAGGGGGCGGTGGCGTTCAGGCACTCACAGGCTGAAGTTGTTGTAGTGACGAGCCTTGACGAATTCACGGTTCAGTTTGTCTGCTAATACCTTCGCCGCCCGTTCGTCACGGACACGGATGCTGAAGTCGTAGAACGGAACGCCTACGCCAAACCCAATGGTGTCATAGCGATAGAACCGAAGTTCGGTTCCCTCTTTCTCGCCGTAGTTCCAAATGACGAACCGATACTTGTCGTCACGGGCTTCCCATTCGCCCATAGGTTGCTGAACCCACGACAAACCCTTACGGCGAAACATTAAATACTGCCCTCTGCCGAGTATTGGACAAGGTGGCTCAAAGGTTCCAACTGCTGAATGTGCTTGCCAGCCGTTTCCACGGCTTCGGTCAGACGCTTGTTATCGGCAATCAGCAATTCAATGGTTGCCTTTTGACCAAGTGCCGTCGCAATCAGAAAACCAATGTCGTTGTCGTCATAGATGTTCTGCGTGACGGATTTCCAAATCTTGTCTGTTAGTTGCTCTAGGTCTTTTGTTGTCATATTTCACCCCACCTACTATGGTTGCTTACCCATAGCATAGCATACCCCTGTGGATAAACCTGTCGCTAACCGACAAAACGCAACCAAGTCTTAGGTTCGTTCGGGTCGGAAGTGAATTCTTTGGCGGTTTCGTGGCGACACAAGACGCAGACAACCTTGATTTCACCGTTCTTGGGCTTGGGGTCTTTCACACGCCAATCGTGGTCACAAGATTCCACCGACCAGCCGGTAACGACTTGTATGGTCTTTCTCTTGCCGTAGCGGACAATACGCCCACGGCGTTCTAGGTTGCGTATGGTGTCTAGGGCTGTGGATGACGAGCGCATATCAAAGGCTTTGGCGATATCCCTGATGGTGGGGGCGTAGCCAAGTTCTTTCCAATGCTTTTGGATAAACAAACAAATGTCGTCGCCACTCCGTGTGCTGAAGTTTCCAATTCCGGTCATAACCACAGTTTAGTCAAACAATGTGTCGCCTTTTAGTTCATCAAGCAAAGTTTCCGCCCACGTTGAAAGGTTTTCACTACTAATGCCTATGTGGGTTGATAGACGACCAGCAACGGTGTAGAACGCTTTGGCATACAGGTTTTTTTCAGCCTCTAGTTCGGCTAGTGCCACTCTTTGCGCCTCTTGTACCAGCGTTGCCGTATGTAGGGCTGTGCTGACGCTCTCGGCAATGATGCTCTGACGTTCTAGGGATTCCGTCAGGCTTTTCACCACCTTGCGGTTAAATGACATCAGGCAAGAATTCTGGGGGAACAGGCCCACGCCACGGCAAGCCGTTGTGTTGGGGGGTGATTTGGAAACGACCACTGCAGTTTGGGCAGACTACCCACACTTTTCCACTAGGAACCATCAAAGTCCAGTTGTGCTTACAGTCTTTTTTTCCCACTATTTCTCTCGTTTCCAAAACTTCCAACCGGACTTTGCCGTTGGGGTAGTGGAATAATAGTCGTCACGCCACTGCCGGTAGTGGTTGTTCGCCTCTGTTTTTTTCATCATTTTGTCAAACTGCCTAGAAGAGCGTGTCATTCTTACCTGCCTTGTCCGTTGCCCACGCAACACGGGCTTCAATAATCGCCCAATATTCCTCGGTCATTTCGCATCCAATCCACTCAAAGCCTTCCAAGATGGCGGCAACTGCGGTAGTGCCCGAACCAAGGAACGGGTCAAGCACTGTTCCGCCTGGGGGTGTCACCAACTTGACTAGGTATCGCATTAGGGCTAGTGGCTTGACGGTGGGGTGGATATTGGCAGTTACCTTGGAGCGAGTCTTAT